ATGGAAGAAACAGCACCTTATTTCTTAAACGCAGCAGTTACTGCTAGTACTGCCCAAATAGACCCTACAGCTTAATCTAAATAAGCTTTATAAAAATCAAGCACTCTTTCTGGGTGCTTTTTTTTTGCTCTTTTGTTTTTACAAATTGTATGGTTTATTACGTTATATAAGTAATGATTATATTAACTACATCGACAGCAGCACAAACAATATCTGTTATACCTAGAAGTTATACAGATACTTTTACAATGGATGTCAGAGATGACAGTACAAATGTTACTGTAGCTTATGGTGTAACAACAGCAACAACGTCTGGAAATTATCTTACATTTAGTAATACTTTTAATCCAGTTTTAGTAGAAAACCATTTTTATGATATACATTTGTATGCAGACTTTAATTATTGGAATACTAATTACAGCTTTTGGAACTTATATGATGAGGTCTGGCAAACAGATGCAAACCAAAAAGAAGACATCTATAGAGATAGAATCTTCTGTACAGACCAAGACATAGACCAATTGAATGATAACGACCATTACCAAATAAATCAAGGTCAATATACAGAATATGATGGTTATAATAATGATTACTTAGTAATATGAAAAAAAGAAACAGAAATAAATTAGGACAGTTTACAAAAGCAAACAAAGTATCAGAATTTGGCTTTGTAAATTTAAGTACCTATACAAGTCCAGAGATCAAAGAAGTAAAAGGTAAAGATTGGATAGAATACGGAGCAGACAACAACTATTTCCAATTCCTTTTGGATAGATTTAATGGCTCACCTACTAATCACGCTGCAATTAATGGTATTACTCAACAAATCTATGGTAAAGGTCTAAACGCTACTGATGCTTCTAGAAAACCTAATGAATATGCACAAATGGTATCTTTATTCAAAAAGAATATGGTACGCAAACTATGTAATGATTTTTATTTAATGGGTCAATGCGCTATACAAGTAATATATACAAAAGACAGAAAAAAAATAGCAATGCTAGAACATTTGCCAATAGAAACTCTAAGGGCAGCAAAAGCAAACGAAGATGGAGATATTCCAGCATATTACTATTTTAATGACTGGTCAAAGCTAAAAACAGGTGATGAGCCATTGAGAATACCAGCTTATGGTATGTCTAAAGAAAATATAGAGATATATTACGTAAAACCATACAAATGTGGGTTTTATTACTATTCTCCAGTATCATATCAAGGAGGTTTACAATATTGTGAATTAGAGGAGGAGATAAGTAACTATCACCTAAACAACATTATGAATGGATTAAGTCCTTCTATGTTAATTAACTTTAATAATGGAACTCCTAATCAACAAGAAAGAGAATTAATTGAAGCTAAGATTGCACGTAAATTTTCTGGTTCAAGCAATGCTGGGAAGTTTATTCTAGCTTTTAACGACAATAAAGAAGCACAAGCAGAAATTACTCCAGTACAATTATCTGATGCACACCAGCAATATCAATTCTTGTCAGAAGAATCTACAAAGAAGATTATGTTATCACATAGAATTGTAAGTCCTATGCTTTTAGGTATAAAAGACCAATCAGGACTAGGTAACAATGCAGACGAGATTAAAACAGCATCTTTGCTTATGGATAACACAGTTATAAGGCCTTTTCAGGAGATTTTAATTGATTCCTTTGACCAACTATTAGCTTTTAATGATATAGCCTTAAACCTATACTTTATTACGTTACAGCCATTAGAATTTACTGAAGTTGACCCTACAATACAAGGTAAAGAAGATATTGAAGAAGAAACAGGCGTACAAATGGCTTTGAAAAAGATAGATGGACAAGATGTTTTTGAAACTAAAGAAGAAGCAGAAAAGGTAGCAGAAGAAAAAGGCTGTTCTGGTTCACACGAACACGAAGATGAAGATGGTAAAGTGTGGTATATGCCTTGTGATTCACACGATGAAGTTATTGATTTAAAGAAACCTTGTCAACCTGGATATGAACAATATGGAATGAAGATGAAAAACGGCAAGAAAGTTCCAAATTGTGTGCCTATTCAAATGTCAACAGAACTAGGTAAAGAAATACTTGAAAGCCTAAAGGGAGAAAAAGTTTCTGATGAATGGGTTGTAGTTGATGAACTTGATGAAAATGAGAATATTAGTGATGATGATTGGGCAAATATTTGTATAAAAGAAAAAAAGAGTTTGTTTACAAAACTAAAAGACGAGATTTATTCACGTAATAATGGTAGTGCGTTTAGTTATTTAGATTCTAAAAACTACAAGATTAGGTATAAGTATGCTGTAGGTTCTAGAAAACCAAGCAAATCTACTAGAGAGTTCTGTTCTAATATGATGCGTTTATCACAAAGTGGTATTGTATATAGATTAGAAGATATAGATAGAGCATCTAGAGATGGGGTTAACAAACAATTAGGACATAAAGGAAAACCTTATGATTTATTTAAGTATAAGGGTGGTGTTTATTGCAGACATAAATGGGTAAGAGTATTATATCGTTTAGAAAGCAATACAGAACCCTCTGAAAACCTAGACAACTATAAAAGAACAAGATCAATACCAGAAAGTTACATAAAAAAACCAAGAGGAACTAAAGAATCACAAATAGCACCAATTAATATGCCAAATGAAGGGCATTATCCAGGAGTAAAATAAAAAAAGATATGGCAACTCAATTATTTATAAATAGAACAGACCTTGTAAGAAACTCCATACTGGATGGAAATGTCGATACTGACAAGTTTATCCAGTTTATAAAGTTAGCGCAGGAAATCCACGTACAACAGTATATGGGAACAGATTTGTACAATGGATTAACAGCAGCAATTCCAAATATTGACTTAGCAGCTAATGCAAGGTGGAAAACTTTGCTAAATGATTATATTGTTCCTATGGTAATATGGTATGCACAAGTGGATTATCTGCCTTTTGCAGCATATCAAGTGCGTAATGGAGGTGTGTTTAAGCATACTTCAGAAACATCAGAAACAGTAAGTAAAAACGAAGTAGATTATCTAGTAGAAAAAGCAAGAACAAACGCTGAATGGTACTCTAGAAGGTTTATAGACTTTATGTCTTTTAATCAATCTACTTACCCAGAATACACAAGTAATACAAATGACGATTTATACCCAAGCTATGATGCAACATTTAATGGATGGGTATTATGAGATATAAACCAAAGAAAAAAAACATAGAAAAATTGAAAGTATTTTTAAAAAAAATATTAAATAACAAAAAAACTAAATATGGCAACTCTATTTAACACGAAAATATCAGCTACATATCCTGCCTTAATCAAAACTATTGATAATGTAGCACTTGCAGCATCATTAAAAGAATTGACTGACGGATCAGGAAATCAGACTGGTGTTTATATGAATACTGGTGGTGATTTAAAAGTTACTAATGTACTTGAATGGGGTTCATTAAAAGATACTGGTGAAAACATTACAATTACTAAGTTAGTTGACCAAGCTGATGGTATTGCTAACAACAATAATGACACTTCTTTACCTACATCAAAAGCAGTTAAAGATTATGTAGATACTAAATTCTCACAAACAGATACTTTACAAGAAGTTCTAACATTTGGTAATACTACAAGTGGAACAGACATAGCAGTTAGTGCTAATGATGACATTACTTTTACTGATACTTCTAAAATCTTAATGGGTGCTAGTTCAGACTTGCAGATTTATCACGATGGTTCAAACTCTTATATTAATGAAACAGGAACAGGCAACCTTATTTTAAGAGGTGGAAATCGTATTAACATTTTAGATGATGCAGGTGAATATATGGCTAGGTTTCTTAAAGATGGAAACAACGAATTTTATTATGATAGTACAAAAAGAATAGAAACAACAAATACAGGTGCTTCTGTTACAGGAGACCTTGTAGTAAGTGGAACTATCACAGGTTCAGGAGGTTCATTCCTACCACTCGCAGGGGGTACAATGACTGGTGATGTTATTTATACAGATGGTGTAAAAGCGAAATTCGGTACAGGTTCAGATTTGGAAATTCATCATTCTTCAAATAATAGTTTTATAAATGAACTTGGAGCAGGAGATTTATATATACAGACAGCAGGTACAAACATTTTTTTAAGAAATAGTGTAAGTGGAAATCAATTTATTTCTATGAACACAGGAAATGATAATGTGGTCTTAAAATATGGAGGAACTACAAAGATTGAAACAACATCAGCAGGTGCTACAGTATCAGGAGATTTAACAGTAACAGGTTCTATTACAGGTAGTGGTGGTTCGTTCTTACCTTTAGCAGGTGGAACTATGACAGGAAATACAAATCACGGAGACGATGTAAAAGCAAGATTCGGTGATTCTAACGACTTAGAAATTTATCATTCAGGTAGTGATTCATACATTAGAGATGTAGGACAAGGTGGTATAAGATTAACTGCATCTTTCTTTCAAGTTTTAGATAATAACAATTCTGAAACTATGATTAAAGCTACTGAAAATTCAGCAGTTGAACTTTATAATGACAATTCAAAGAAACTTGAAACTACATCAACAGGTGTTACAATTACAGGTGGTTGGATTACTGATGGCGTTTCTGTTGCTTTTGCAAATGTAGAACATTCAGACAATGTTAAATCAATGTATGGAATTGGTAATGACTTACAAATCTATCACGATAGTAGCAATTCTTACATACAAGATACTGGAACAGGAAATTTACTTATAACAAGTAATGGCGCAAGTGTTCAAATAAATAAAGGTCTTACTGAAAATATGGCTGAATTTATTACTGATGGTGCAGTAAAACTTTATTACGATTCAGCTAAAAAGTTTGAAACTATAAGTTCAGGTGTAACAGTAACAGGTGATTTATTTGCAGATGGTATAATTGTAAGTAGTAATGAATTTATAAAATTAGGAGATGGAAACCAATTTACTTTTGTTTATGATAATACAGATGCACAAATAAAAACTACAGCAGGTGATTTAAGGATTGACCAAGGTGCAGTAACAAAATCAATAGTATTTAGAGTATCAGATGCAAACTCACTAGATACAACAGCTTTAACAATATCAAGAAATGCTGATGCAAGTTTTGGTAGGGATGTAACAATAGCAGGTGATCTTACTGTAAACGGCACAACAACAACAATAAACACACAAACATTAGCAGTAGAAGACCCATTAATAGAACTAGCAAAAGACAATTCGGCTAATTCTCTTGACATAGG